CCCTTCCGGATCGTGGCCCTGGCCATCGAACCATTCGGGCAGGACCGCCACCCACGCCTCCTCGACCACGTGGACGAAGACGCCCCACGCCATCGGCTGCACCTTGCCCCAGGTGACCACGTACACCATCTCGGCGTCGTAGCCGACGACCGGGACCGCGTGCCCGCCGAGGATCTGCCCCGTCGCCCGCCGCCACGGCTGCCCCGCCTGGAAGTCGGCCATCATGTTGTCGGTGACGACGAGGCCGAGGCCGACCGCGCCGAAGTGTTGCACGGCCTGCCGGACCTCCAGAAGGTTCTGGTGCTGCACCTGGGCGAACACGAGCGCCATGTGGCCGCCGACACCGGTCTTGCGCCAGTCGTTGTAGACGTCCTGGAGCACCGCGCCCTGATCGGTGGACGGGTCGGCCGGGTTGTAGCCGGAGACGCGCTCGTAGGCCGTCAGGACGTCGTTCTCCGAGATGTAGGTGAGGCTGCCGTCGCCGTACGCCGAGGTGTTCTCGATGAGATGCCCGACCATCGCCTCGGTGCAGTCGCCGATCTGGTCATTGAGGTACATCGGCCAAGAGGGCACCTCGCTGTACCAGTCGACCTGGGCGGGCGGGGCTTCGAGGCCGCGCAGGAACGGGGCGAGCTTCAGCCGGGGGGCGTCCGCCTCGGGGAGGGCCGGGAGACGGCCGAACATCAGGGGCATCTCTCAACTCTCAGTTGATGGTTGGGGGATTGACGGCCACTCGCCGGTCGCCTTCAGGTGGGTCGCGGCGTCGAGTCGCTGATACTTCTCGTCTGTGGTGTGGCCGTCCCAGTGGTCGATGCCCTTCGGGACATGGGCAAATAGGTCCAGGTCGTCCGGGCTGATGTGCCACGACGCCTGACCGGTCGGCAGGCTGATGAACAGGACCGGCCAGTCCGGCTCGGCCGGGTCCGCTCCATGGACCAGCACGGACGAATACAGGGCCGCGAGATGCGCGACCAGATGAGCGCGCTCCCGGTACGCCGCGTCGAGGTCCTCGCTCATGACACCTCGTAGGCGACGTGTACGTCTCCGGCGTCGGAGCGCTGCACCGAGATCCCGTCGGTGGCCGCCTGGTTCGGGAAGGTGATGACGGTCTGGCCCTTGGCCGAGTCGACGGTGACGTGCTCGGAGTGCCAGTTGCCGCCGCCCTGGTGGACCGCGACCCGCAGCTGGGCGCCCGGCAGGCCCTGGAGCCCGTTGTCGGCGATGAAGCCGATCGTCTTGTACCGGCCCTTCGGCAGGGCAATGGGGGTGATGGCCTGCGGGCCGTCGGCGAGCAGTCCGGTCGGCATGTCGTCCTCCTTTGAGGCGGGGTTTGGGGGAGGTGTGGGATCGACGGTCGGGCTGACGCCGACCTTCCACTGACCAAAGTCGGGCTTGAAGGTCTTGTCGTAGTCCAGGCCCACGCCGCCGATGGTGTGGTCGTTGGAGTACTGGTAGATGTGCGTGCGGGGGTCCACCAGCCCGCCGGACCAGGCATATGTGGACCAGGCCCACGTGCAGTGGCCGCCGTCCAGGGCCCGCTTGACGGGGTTGTAGCCGCCATAGATGCCGGTCCGGTTCTTGCCGAGCACGCTGGCGGCGCCGTCGAGGTAGGCGTTGGTCGCGGCCTGCTGGCCCGCCGAGGCGTCGAAGTCGACGGCGAAGTAGATCGGCCTGTCGCCGGGCATCCCGCACGCCTTGGCCTGCGCGGCAGCGTCCTTGGCGTCCTGGACACCCGCCGCATGCCCGTCCAGGGCACGCTGCGCGGTGGACTCCCAGACCACGACGATCCACAGGCCGCCGTCGCTCAGCCGGATCGCCTCGGCCGCCGTCAGGTTCTTCCCGCTCGTGTCGTGGGACAGGTACCGGCAGGCGAACATCACGCCCGCGTTCTTGAGGGAGGCGACCGACGGCCGACCCCAGGCATAGTCGACTCCGAACATCATGCTCCCTTGCATCCCAGGTCATGCCGCAGCTTGTGCAGCTCCACACGGCCCTGTGCCGCCTCCGGGGTCTGCGCCGGCGGCCGGCTCGGCTGGTCCACGATCGACAGCAGCGGACACCACCGCTGGTCGGCCTGGTGCTGCTGGTAGGCGGTGTAGCCGATGGAGAACAGGCCGATGAGGATCGCCGCGACCAGCACCATCAGCAGCGACCACCGCGCCCGTAACGCGCCCGTAGGCGTCAGGACACCATGAGGATGAGTCACGTCAGGTGCTCCCACCAGGCGACGACGAAGACGGCGACGGCGGCTCCAAGGGTGAGAGCGACGATTGCCCACCGGTATCCGGCTTGGTGAGCCATCGGGCCGCCAGAGCTCCCGGGGCCAGCATCAGCAGCGCGAAGAACCCCATCCGGCCGAGGTCCGGGGCGGGCTTCAACTCCTCGGTGACGACGCCCCACACGCCGAGCCCGAGACAGATCAGGTCCCTGACCGGGACGATCAGCGCGGCTGAAGGCTTCCACACTCAAGCTCCTTCATTCACTCCAACGATAGCCGCTGGCTATCGTCACGCCGGATAAGGTCACCTGCGGGAATGGTGGACTCATCAGATGAGCCGTTCCGCCGCGAACCCGCGGCAGGTGAGTGTGTTCGACGACGACGACGTGCCCCACGTCGCCGTGATCCCGAAGTAGTTGATCACCGTCGAGTCCACGGTGGTCGTGGTAGTGCCGTCCATGCCGGTCGTCAGCTCCACCGCGTCGTTCAAGAACGGAGCCGTGCCGGCCACGAACCCCGCCGACTTCACCTTCAGATACCCGAACGTGGACGCGGTCGCGCCCGTCGACTCGACGGTGAACTGGGTTTTCGCGGTCCACAGCCGGTTGGAGACGCCTGATTGGGTGGTGGTCGCGCCGAGCTGCCCGTACCCGTTCGACCCGGGCGTGGTCGACGACGTGCCGATCTTCGCCCGCAGGTTCAGCGTCGGAGTGCTCGTGTTGGACCACAGCCCCCACGCTTCGACCCGGTACACCATGCCGACGGCCATGTCGTTTGCGGGGATGACGCACATCGCCACCCACGTCTCGGTGGTGGAGGATGCCACCGTCGTCCCGGACGAGGAGGTGAGCAGCTGCCCGGTCCGCATGTTGTTCAGGAACGTCGCGGATAACTTCTGGCCCGCCACGGCGGCCGTTGATGTCACAGGTCCGCTCCTTTCATAGCGTCGACAGGTACATGGGGCGGAACAGGGTGATGGCCGCCCCGGACGTGTGCGCGACCGCGACCCCGTCCACGCCGCGGGTCACCGAGCTGAACGTCTGCGGGGTGGACGACCCGGTCACGGCGCCGACCGTCATCCGCTCCCCGCCCATGACGATGTCGAACGGGGTGTCGGTGGTGGTCCACAGCGCCGCGCCGGCCGGCACGTCGACCTGGAACGTGGTGGCGGAGCTGTTGATCGTCGCGTCGTGCAGGGTGCTGCCGGTCGTGTTGACGTCGACGTCTTCCAGCCGGGAGAACGTGGCGTCGTCGAGCACCAGCACGTCGTATGGGGACGCCGGCGAGCAGTTGAACGCGATGGTGAACTCGTAGTTGGACAGGGTCTCTGCCATGCCCTGGACGAGTTGGGACGCGTCGTCGGGTTGGATGGTGGAGGAGATCCCGGTGATGGTCAGCACCGACCCGATGTCGGCGACCTGGAGTTGCTGCGCGAGTGTAGGGGCCGCGACCATCTCGGGGGTGTGCATGCCGACCGTCACCACCGGCCACCGGAACTCGTCCACCGTGCCGGCGTGCATCCGCCACGACGCCTCGTCGAGCAGCTGCGAGTCGGCGTGGAAGTTGATCGTCGGCGTGTCCGGGTAGGTGCCGGCCCCGTTCGGCGGGTCCTGCACCGACAGTGCCCCCTCCAGCAGTGTCGCCCGTGCGAATGATCCGTTCGTGCGGGTCACCGTCACGTCGTTGCGGAGCAGCTGGTCGTCGAGCGCCGGTTCCGGCACGGCGGACAGTTGGTGGCTGGAGATGCTGACGGTCGCCGACGACGCCTGGGACATGAGCGCGGTGCGGACGTAGATGCCTAGGCCGAGCACGTCCCGCGGCTCGTACAGCAGGCCGCCGTCAGCGTCGATGCAGCCTTGCAGCAGGTTCACGAACGTATCGGTGCCTTGCGGCCCCATCGGCGAGGAGTTGGTGACGTCGCCGACGGTGCGGACCGCCACCCCGTTCTCCAGGCATAACCGGACGAACCTGGACCCGGCCGTTTCGCCGTCGAGGCCGGTCAGGCTCGTGAACTGCGGGGGCGTGGCCGGCTGGGAGTTGTAGGCGCTGATGTGGCCGACGACGGTGTCGGTGAGGTTCGCGTTCGGGTCGACGATGATCTGTTTCATGGCCGACAGGGTCCGGCCGGTCAACGCCCCGTATGAGGTCGCCGACGAGGTGGTTCCGTCGTAGGCCTGGTATCCCCAGTGGATGTCGGACCCGGATTGGGCGAACTGGGGGCTGAATTGCAGGGCGGTGCCGACCGCGCCGACGTAGGGGCCGCCGGAGTTGTCGGAGCCGACCAGGGCGCCGCTGCTGGTGTCGTAGGCGTTCATGTAGAGGCCGCCGCCGGCGGTGGACCAGATCGTGTCGAACCGGGTGTTCCCGGCGACGACGCGGACGATGACGGCGCCGTTGGTCGGGGCGGTGTTGAGGTAGACGACGAATGCGACTTCGGCGGTGTTCGGCGACGACGGCGTGTAGGTGGGGACGGTGCCGGTCCAGGTGGAGTTGCCGATGGTCGGTAGCGGCGCGGACCCGCCGATGTGGGAGTCGGTGGCCAGCGTCGGCGACCCGGAGATCAGCATCGGCGACCCCGACCCGGCGCCGACCGCGAACGATCCTGACCCGGCCGCGTCCTCGCACGACCAGTAGATGATCGGGGTGAGGGGGGACACGGTGACGGCGCGGGCGATCGCCGACAGCAGCGGCGCCGACCCCTGCTGGTAGCGGCGCAGGATCCCGGCCGCTTCGATCGGCACCCACGCGTCGTTCCCGGAGATGTCCTGTTTCGGCGGCCAGTTCGACACTTCGCCGTGGAACCGGTACCGCCGGTTCGTCACCTCCATCTGCCCGTTCAACGTCCACGTGTTCGACTGCGCGTCGACGAACGAGGTGGTGCCGATGGCCTGGGTGGAGAAGTCGGGGCTGGCCTCGGTGGTCCCGGCGATGCCCGACAGCAGCCGGAACGCGTGCAGCTTCCCCGCCATGATCGACAGGTACGGGGTGTAGGCGTTGGTGCCGATCTCGCCGAGCTGGATCGGTTCGGTGGACGCGAAGATCGACGTGGTCCCGGCCGTCACGATGGGGCTGCCGAGCTGCGTCCACGTCCCCGAGATCGACGTGGAAGTGTAGAAGGTGGTGGTGTGCCCGGCCGAACCGTTGTCGACGTCCACGGTCACTCTCAGGGCCAGCCGGGTGCCTGACTGGGCGCTGGTGAGGTTCACGCTCGGCGACACCGCGTCCGCTGATGATGTGCCGTTCGCCGACCAGCGGAACCGCAGCTGCCCGCCCGGCTGCAAGTACAGGATCCACGCCAGGTTCGTGGCCGCGATGGACGCCCCGTTGCGCCAGTCGCCCTTCACCGCCAACGTCTGATATTGCTGCGTGTTCGCCAGCTCGACGTCGATCCGGATGTCGATGTCGCCGGTGACGTGCAGGCCGGCCGCGTCCGGGCACGACGCATAATCCAGCCCGTACCGGCCCGGCACCCGGCAGAACGTCGTACCGTCGCCGGGCGTCGACACCCGAAGCGGCGTGTTCCTGCCGATCTGCCCGTAGTACGGGCCGGAGATGTTCTTCGGCGACCAGCGGGCATCGTGGTTGTTCAGCGACATGGTGCAGATGCCGGGCTGCTGCGAATCAGAGGCCTGCTCGTCGGCCCGGCCGCGGGTGATGACGATGTTGTCGGCTCCGCGGACCCCGTGCGGCGCCGCCTGGATCTGCGTGAACACGCCGCCGAGCAGCATCTCCACGTGCACGTCCAGAGGCGTCTGCGGGAACGTCATGACCCGAGCACCTTCTGCACGTTCCCGCCGCGGATCCGGACCGCCTTCTGCAATGCCCGCAGCTGAGCCGGGGAGAAGATCCCGCCGGTGTCCTTGAAGTCGAGTTCGACGTGCATCGGCGCGAACGCGACGGTCACGTGCTGCCCGGACGAGCCGCCCGCCGCGACCGACGTCGACCCCGACGTGCCGCCCGCCGCGACCCCGCCCGGCCCGGTCGATCGGCCGGCGCCGCCGACGGTGAACCGGACCCCGCCGGCCGTCCAGGTGAGGTCGCTGATGTAGCCGGCCTGCCCGTCGCCGCTGCCGCCGGATCGTGTAGCGGGGTGTGCTGCGGCGAGGTGGGCTCCGCCGCTGCCGAGCCGCATACCGCCCAGGCCGCGGCCCGAGCCGCTGACGCTGGACAGTAGCCCGCCGGCGGCGGCGGCGAGGCCTCCGGATGCGTCTCGTACGGCGCCCATGCCGGATGACATGCCGGACGCGAGCATCGTCGCGATCTTCGCGCCCGACTTTTCCGGGCTGCCCTCACCCGACAACGGCCCCTCCTTGGCGGGGCTGAACGGGAAGAAGTTGCGGACCTTGGAGGCGATGCCGGACACGGTGTTCCACAGGCCGCCGAGCGCCGACTTGATGCCGTTGATCAGCCCGGTCACCAGGTTCTTGCCCGCGTCCCACAACAAGGTGCCGAAGTTGGAGGCGAGGTGCTTGATCAGGTTGATGGAGTCGTCCATCCCCTGCGACACCATCCGCTTCAGGTCGCCCCAGACTTTCGACCATCTTCCGTGGATGATGTCCAGGATCAGGGTGATGATGTTGCGGATGGTGTGCATCGCGCCGGTGACCGCGTCGGCGATCAGACCCCACACCAGCTTCGCGGCGTCCCGCAGGATCCCCCACGCCAGCTTCACGATCATGACGATCTGTGTCCACGCGACCTTGACCAGCAACTCGATGATCTTCAGGGTGATCCCGATCTCCAACGAGATCGAATCCCACGTCGCCTTGACGTACTTCATGATCTCGTCGCCGTTCTTCTTCCAGAACTGGCGCACGTTGTCGAGCCCATGCTGAATGTCCTTCAGCGGCCCGTGCTCGAACGCTTTCCAATCCTTCTGGAGCTCTGCCCAGATCGCGGCCCAGATCTTCTTCAGCTCATCGGTGTGGTGCCGGAAGTAGACGACCAGCAGGCCGAGGGGGCCGACGATGCCGACGACGATCAGGTCCCAGTGTTTCTTCGCCTGGTCCCAGATCGCCTGGATACCGACCCACATGACATGGACGAAGTCACGGAACGCCTTGCTGTGGTCGTAGAGGAGTTTGAACCCGATCACCAGGCCTGCCACGGCGGCGATGACGGCGAGGATCGGCCAGGTCGCGGCGATCGTCTCGGCAGCCGCCGCCGCCATCGAAGCGGTGTAAGCGGCGATGGCGACCAGCAGCACCCCGCCGATGATCCCCGCCAGCACCTTCAACACAGTCGTGTGCTTCGATAACCAGCCGAGCGCATCCGATAAGACGGGGATCAGCGCCATCCCGATCTGTGCGACGAACGCTTTCAGCTTGTCGACCACCTGCGTCACCTGGAAGCTGAGGGTCTTCTGCACCTCGGCGAAGCCCTGCACATTCCCGGACCCGTCCGCCGACGCCTTCCCCACGTCCCGGATCGTGGCAGCGGTCGCCTTGAAGTTCGCGCCCACCGTGGTCAGCGCCGCGTTCGCGCCCGGCGCCGTCCCCATCAGCAGCTTCAACGCAGCCGCGAACTCCGGTGTCCCTTCCTTGCCGGCCTTACCCGCGGCCGTCGCCAGGTACTGCATGGCGTCGGTGAGCCCGTTCGGGCCGTGCAGTTTGGCCCGCAGCTCGTCCGCCGACACCCCGTACTCGGTGAAGGCTTTCTTCATGGTGCCGGTCGGGTTCAGCAGCGACCGGAGCGCCTGGGCGAGGTTCATCGACGCCCGGTCGGCGGTGAACCCGTGGTTGGTCATCTGCGCGAGCGCCGCCGCGACGTCCTTGAACGAGATCCCGGCCGCGCTGGCGGCGGGGACGATGTTGGCGAACGCGCCGGAAAAGTCCTGAAGGTTCGTCTTCCCGTGCGAGATCGCAACGATCATCTTCGAGGTGACGTCAGCCGCGTCCGAGGCCTTCATGTGGTAGTCGACCAGCACGTCCGTCAACGCCTTGGTCACCGTTTCGGCGTCCGCGTTCTCAGCCTTCGCACCCTGCGCCGCGGCCTTCATCACCTTCAGCCCGTCGGCGCCGTGGAACCCCGCGGACTCAACGAAGTACATGGCCTTGGCCAGCTCATCCATGCTGGTGGCCGTGTCGCCGGACATTTTGATCAGCCCGTCCGACACCTGCTTGATCGGGCCGACCAGCTTGTTATGGACCAGCGCCCCCGACTCTCCGGCAGAGGTGACCAGCACCACCATGGACTTCTGCCAGCTCATCGCCATCTTGACCGACTCGTAGGTGACCGCCGCCGTCCCGGCGACGACACCGGCCAGCGCGGTCTTCCCCACACTGCGCAGCCGCTCCATGCCGGCCGCCATCGCTCCCGACGACTTCACCGACGCCGCCGCCGACTCCTCCTGCGCGACGGCTGCCTTGCGGGCGGCGGCGGACTGGGCGATCTGCGCGCGTTCGTTCGCGAGCGCGGCCCGGGTGTTGGCCTCGGTCGCTTTCGTCGCGTCGGCCTGCGCCTTCGCCTCGGCCTGCGCCGCATACTCGGCGCTTCCCACCCCCCGGGCCAGCTGGACCTGCGCGTCCGCCGCGGCAGCCGCCGACGCGGCCGCCTTCTCCGACGCTGCCGCCGCCTGCCCCATAGACCGTTCAGCGGACGCACCCGCCGAAGCTGCCGCCAGCTCGGCACGGCGCAGGGATAACGCCAGGTCCTCGGCGCTCTTCGACACGACCTTGACGTCAGCGTCAGCGGACGCGAACGCAGCCTTCGCCAGGTTCTTGCCCGTGACAATGATTTCCACTTCGGACATCTACACCCCCCTCTCACATGCCGGGCGGCATCTGGCCGTAGCCGTTGTCCTGCTCGGGCGGCCGGCCGCGCTGCTCGATCGCCACCAGCCGCAGCAGCTCGGTGTCGGCGTCGTACAGCTGCTCAGGCAGGCACCCGAACCGCTCACACAAGCCGAGCACGAGCCGGGCCCGCCCTAACTCGCCAGGTTCAGCGACAACGGTTCCATCGGCAGCGACGCCTCCAGGAGAGGCGAGGAAGGCGTCGATGCTTTTCCCAGCTTCTCGCCCACGTCAGCGATCGCCTCGATCCACGACATGATGATCTGCATCACGAACCCGAACTCCTGGTCCAGCAGCGTCTCGGCCGTGGTCGGAAGCTCCTGCCCGTTCTCGTCCTCCAGGTTCCAGGAGACCAGGACGCCGGCGAACGCGGCGAACAGGGTCTGCATGCCCTTCGCACCGTCGGCCGCGTCGGTGGCGTCGGCCATCGCCTGGATCTCCAGGAACTGCCGCACCGACGTGGACTTGGCGCGGACGACCAGGCCTTCCATGCCCGGGTCAGCGAAGACGAGCTTGTAGATCTTCGGTTCGCGGCGGTACCCCATGCCGATCCTTCCCACTTTCACTCCTGCTGCTCGTGCGGGCAGATGCGCCCGAACCTCGTCATGGCGTTGCAGTTCCAGCACAGCAGCGTGTAGCCCTCTTTCGGCCAGCCGCGCCTCCGCAGATCGGCGTAGGCGTGCCGTCCAACGACTGCCCGGTGCTGCTTGCCGCCGCCGTTGATGTGCTCCAGCGTGAGGAACGCTGAATTCGTCTCCGGGCAGTTCGCGCAGGCACACTGACCGCCGTAGGCCTCGATGAGCTCATCGCGGTTTCGCTTACGCATCCTGGCCTGCGACTCCCGTGCCTGCCGCCGGGAGGTTTCCGGGTCCAGCTCATACCGCCGCTTGCTGTGACACGTCGCGCATAGCCCGTTTGCAAGGTGCGGCCGGTCTGGATGGCACGTCGCCGCAGACGCATTGGTCCATTGCCTGGTGTAACACGGCCCACACAGCCCCTTGGCCCGATGAGGGCGGTCTGGATGGCAGTCAGCGTTGCGCTTCGGCGGGTGCGGAGGCTGCCGGTATTTCGGATCGTATTCACTCGGCTCCTTCCTCCGCTTCGCTGCACGCTTTGCGTCGTAGTCCTTCATGTAGCACTGCTGGCACATTCCCTTGGCCTGATGCGCCCGGTCCGGGTGGCCGCATTCGGGCGGCCCAACCCACTTCTTTCCGGTAGATGCCATACATGGAATTTACCAGAATTATTGTTATGACCAGGTCGGAACGGAACCGTCCGCCAAAACGCCAGGCGCACTCCATGTGAGTTCGCCGCCAGCTGCGCGGGTTAGCGCGTAGTCGGTGTACAGCAGCTCCCCGGCCAGGGTCTTGGCGGCAACGGTGAGGGTCGTGGTCCGGTTGACCGCCGTCGAGGACACGGTGGAGAACACGTCATGCGACGACGGGGACGTGGCCGGGTTGAACACGCCGTTCAGGGTGACGGACATGTCAGCGAGGAGCAGTAATCGCTCGTGCGCCGACTTGTCGACGCCGGTCACGTCCTGGACGCCGCGCGGGGTGCTGAAGGTGAGGTTGGTGACGTCGTTCTTGATCGCCTCGGGGGTTCCAGAGGAGTCGTCCACGCTCAGCGTGGTCCAACCTAAGCCAGTCGTCTTGCTAATAGCTACTGCCCTCCTTGATGAACTGCTCCTTTCTGGTGCCGGAGCAGGTAACTGATGGCCTTACGCATGAGGATCGGATCATCGCCCAGAAGCCCGATGGCGCGGTTGCAGGAGTTGCACAGCAAACCCCGCGTCTCGCCGGTCTGGTGACAATGATCGACAACGAGTCGCACGTCTCGGGCGTGCTTTCCAGCCGGGGCTTTCCCGCAGACTGCGCATACTCCGCCCTGACGGCGACGCATGGCCTCGTACTCGGTGAGGCTGATCCCGTAGAGCTTCTCCAGGTTGAACCTGCGCTTATTAGCGACCGTTCTTCCCGGGTTGTCTCGGTACCACTGCATCGCACGCTGAGAGCAGCACGGCTTGCATTCCGAGCGCAGGATGGGACCGTACTTGCCGTCGCGGGCCTTGCTGAACTGGGAGCGAGGTTTGACCTCCCCGCATACCGTGCACCGCTTGGTGTCTCCGCGCCGCTCATTGACCTTCCGCTGTAGCTCCTCCACTGGGAGAGCCCGTGACGGGAACGGATTCGCGGCGTAGCGGGCTGCATCACAGGCTTTGCAGGACGCTTTGACGCCGTACTTACCGCGAGGGGCTTTGGAGAATTCAGACAGGGGCTTGTCCAGGCCGCACTTTGTGCAGGCCCGTGATTCGGGGAGCATGGTCCAATTCTAGTGATTTCCTTAGCTACTTTCATCGAATTCACGCTCCCTTCCACCCCTTTTATCCCTGATTGATCGCGGTGATGATCTTGTCTTGATGTTCCTGGAAGTCCTCGACCCAGAAGTCCGGCCGCTGATGCTGGTAGACCCGCTCCCCCGGCAGCAGCCCCCGATGGTCGCCAGGCCACCGGTAGTAGAACGCTTCCCGCTCCACCCGGATCCGGTGGTTGGACGCCTCGAAGCACGGCAGGCCCGGCTGGTAGATCAGCCACGTCTCACCGGGCGCGACCTGCACCTCCCGGTACGGGCGTTGCGGTGAATGCGTGGCCAGGTGCAGCAGTTGCGCGTCCAGGCCCTCCTTGCGGATCTGCCAGCCGTTCAGGTACCGCTCGCACTGCACCTCTTCGCAGGTCGCGGTCCGCCAGTGCGAGGCCAGCGGCGCGGCCAGGGTGTAGCTGGTGTAGGCGTGCGCGGGCATCTTCGGGTCGAGGCGGAACGCCTGCTGGTTGATCATCAGAACACCTGGTTCGCGAGCGTGTTGCGGGTGACCTGGAGCGCGAACGCCAGCGACGTGTATCCGGCGCTCGTGGTGACCTGGGCTCGGAGATATCGGCCGATGGTGGCGCTGTTGGAGGTCGCGATCCGCTGTGTGGTCGGCGCGGTCGTGATCTGTGTGAACGCCCCGTTGGTGACGTTGGCGAACGTGGCGTTGTCGGAGGAGTCCTGGATGGTGATCGTCGCGTCGGTGCCCGTGAAGCTGAACACCTGCAAGTAGGCCTGGAACCCGAAGGTGGACGATGCGCCACCGTCGTAGGAGCCCGGCCCGGCGATGAACAGCACGTCGTCGACGTAGTGCACTTCGGACGCGCCGCCGGTGGACACCACGGTCGCCTGCACGATCGCGTACGCCGCGGTGGCCGGCGCAGTGTGGGCGCTGGACGCCTGCGTCCACGCCGACGTCGAGCTGGTGATGGTCGACCCGGTCGTGGTCGACACCGACGAGCCGGCCGAGTCGAACCAGTGGACCTGCATCTCGCAGGTGCGGGCGGACACCGCCGACCGGAACCAGCCGGACGCGACGTAGGAGCCGCCGCCGTTGACCGCGAAGCCGCCCTTGCCGTTCGGCGAGTCGGTGACGTGCTGCGCCGTCATCGTCCCGGACGCCGCCGAGGTGAGCGCGAGGGACTTGGTGCCGCCGTGGGCCTGCGCCGAGGTCTGGGCGATGGTGCAGTTGGTCTTGGCGACCCACGTGGAGATGCCGCCCTCGAACGTGGACGCGTCGCTGGTGAGGAGGCTGGTGGCGGTGAACGAGCCGGGCGTGAGGCTGCGGCCCCATTCGAGGCCGTACCCGTTGCCCTGCGTGCCGACAGCGAAGGTGAACATGCCGTCAGCGGCGCGGGTGCCCGGGTAGTCGATTTGCTTGGCGACGATGGAGGCGGACGCGGCACCGACGGCGGTGGGGTTGTGCATCATCGTGGTGATGACGTCGCCGGTCGGCAGCGCCGACAGCACCGGGTGCGCCTGCCCGGCCGCCGGGTTGTAGTAGGCGGTGAAGTTCATGGCGCCGTCGCGGAGGCCGCCGAGCCGTTCGTGGGCCTTCTTGTCGATGCCGGTGTATTCCAGGGCGGTGAGTGGGGAGTTGATGTTGTAGGTGCTGATGTCGTTGGACAGCACGTAGCCGCCCGCGTATAAGGCGTCTCCGAGGCCGGTTTCTTTCGC